AGTTCGCGCGCCGCGATGCGCGCCTCCCCGTAGATCAAGCCGTACGCGCCGCCGAAACCAACGCGCCATTGTGTCTGGCACGCATTGAACACCTGGAGGGCGTCGGTCGCGCGCAGCGAGAGCTTGGCATCGGAAGGGAGCGCGAACTTCTGCTCGCGCTTACATGCGCCTCCGGTGAAGAGGCAAACGGGTGTCGGTGAGTTGTACTTGCGCTGGCCCTCAGCGCGACACCCTTTGCATTCCTCTTTGAACTTCCGGCGGACGTGACCGATCTCCCAGCCGCTACGCGCGACCGCGATCAGTTTTTTTCGTCGGCCTCGAGTTCGGCCTTGAACTCCGTCTCCAGCGCCTTCGCGCGGTCGATGACGGTGTCGGAAGCGCCGGGGTAGGTGCGGACCCACTCGCGGCGGGCGGCAGCGTCCTTGGCGACGCCGTCGATCTCCAGCGCGACGAGGTACGTCGCGGCGAGCGCCACCTTGAAGTCGATGTTGCGCTCCAGGTCGGAGTCGAGGCTGGACACGCGGCCCTTCGCCGTCGCGTTGAGTTCCCTGATGACGCGCGCCATGCGCTCCGTGGAGGCGGCTGCGATCGTCATCTTGATCTTGCCGGACTTGGACGAGTACTCGCGGGTGAAGTCGCTCATGGTTCTCCTCTTCTCGTTTGTGATGGACTCCGCTGGCGGGCGGTGCGCGAAAGGGAAACGAGGGGGCGGTGCGCGTGCCGCCCCCTCGTTGATTACTTAGGCGTAGACGGTGTCGGCGGTGTTGTTGCCGACCGTGACGACGAGCTGCGTCTGAGCCGACGAGTCGTAGGCGGCGACGCCCTTGACATCGATCGTGACGGGTTCGCCGGACGTGATCTCCGGGTCGTTCCACTCGAGGAAGAGACGCGGGATGCGGATCGTGAGGTAGGTGTTGGAGTCGATCGTGTACTTCACGCTCCACTCGCGCGGCGTGTTCGCGGCGTTGGTGAGGAGGGCGTAGCACGACGCCTCGTCCTCAAACATGCACTTCATCGTGAGCTCGACGCGGGACTTCGCGCGCGTCGAGGAGGCGCGCGTGCCGACGCCGCCGACACGGTAGTCGTTCTTGAAGAGGTTGTTGTTGATCGTCAGACCCCACTCCGTCATGCCGGTGAAGGCGGCGGGGGATCCCATCGTGCCGAACAGCACGTCGGCGGCGGCGATCATCATGTTTTCGAACGGGTTCGGGTTCGCAGTCCAGTCCGTGGGCGTCGTGAAGTTGGACGCCGTGGTGTTGTGCTGCGTCTTCGCGCCGACGATCGTGCAGTCGGCCTCGAGGTAGCCGTCCACCTTGCCCGAGAGCTTGAGCGAGTCGATCTGGCAACCGAGCGCCTGGACCCACGCGCCGGACGCGTCCGCGAACGTGAACGCCTCCTCGACGGTGAAGGACGGGGGCTGGGCCGCGCCCATCTTCATCGTGTGGACCCAGTTCGACGGACCGGTGCCCAAGTAGCTGCCGAGCGCGGCCTTGAAGACGAACGGAGCGTTGATCGGGTCGAGGTAGAACGAGAGCGGCCCGCCCGCGTTCTGCCGCCCACGGATCGCGTCACGGAGGTTCGTGTCGCTCGTGAGCGTCATGTTGTCGATGAGGGACTTCGTGCCCTTGACGCCGGCCTTCATGAAGCCGAACTTCTTACCCGTTGCGGCGCCAGCGATGGTGCCGTAGGTGGTCTCGAAACCCATGACCAGCGCGGACTGGGATCCGAGGGCGGGAACTTTCGCAGACATTGTTTGCTCCTCCTAGAGTGCGCTTGTGCTTAGACCCAAACCGGCTGAGTCTGGTAGTGACAGATGTAGGCGACCGTGCCGCCGGTAGGCGGGTTGTCGGACTCCTCGACTGGCTTTTCGCTTGCGAGAAACAGATAGAGCGGCGTGGAGATCCCGGCTTGCGAGATCGCGACGTTGCGGATCCCGCGCACAAGCTCAACCATGTCGTCAAGCCCAAGGCGCGTGCCGTATCCAGTCTCGGCTTCCGTCGTGTTGCGGAAGTTCTCCGCGACGACGACGATGACCCAATCCTGGTGGACAGGCGTGTGGAGGCGCTGCCCGATCTGCTGCATCTGGCGCGCCGCGCTCGTGCCGTTGTAGATCACGAAGACGGCTGGCTTGCGCCGTGCGACGCCCCACACCTTGCCGATGTCGGTCGTCGCGCTGATCTCGACCTCAGGGTGTGCCGCGAACAGCGTCTTGAGCGCGCTGACGATCGCGGCGCGCGTCGTATTGAGGGCGCTCACGGGCGACCTCCCTTACGCGGGCCAACGTCCGGGTTGCCGTGGCGCTGCTTGATCGGAATCCCGTACATGGTCTCGCCCGTGTGGACGAAGTGCTGCGCGGCCTGGAGCGCGATCTCCATTCCGGCTTCCGAGACCTTGAGGAACTTGCGCGCCCTGATCGTGACGGACTTCTTCAGCGAGAAGAGCTTCTCGATGAAGCGACGCCCGCTGGGGCCGCGCTGGCGGTAGATGCCAGGTCCCTCCGGGCCGTAGACGAGCTTGAACGCCTTCGGGAAGTCCGTCGCCTGTGCGCTGCGGACCTCCGACGGCGTGAGGACCGCCGGGTTCGGGACCGTGAGCCACTCGCGGTTCCGCGCCTCGATGGTGAACGAATCGCCGTAGTCGCCGTTGAGTTGCGCGCCGTACGGGACGTTCGTCCCGATGCGCGCCAGCCCGCCCGGCTGGACCTCGTAGGCGATGCTCTCGGACAGGCGACCGGTGTCGATCATCCGCTCGCCGGTCGGGCGCAGGACGGGCGTGTGCCAGCCCGGCCCGCCCATCTTGAAGCGCGCGGGGATGCTGTCCGCAAAGGGCACACCCTCGACCTGGACGTACGCTCCGATGGCGGCGATCTGCGACGCGTTGAGGCGCTTCAGCATCGCGTTCAGTTGCGTCGTGACAGGCGCCGTGTCCGCCTTGAACGTCAGCTTCAAAGGGACGCTCCGGTCGCGGACGCCGGGTCGATGAAGACAGGGTCGTTGGAGCCAGCGGTCAGCGTCGTCGTGCCGTCGCCCGCGCTGCGGTCCTCGAGGCCCGCGATCGAGGCGGACCGCTTGGCAACCATCCCGAGGAACTTCTCGGCGTTCCAGCGCGCCTCCTGCGCGGCCTGGTCGTACTTGCCGGCGAATCGCCGCTCGAGAAACATGGACTTCGCGATGGCGAGGGCGTGCGGGCGCAGGATCGTGATCGCGCCGGCGTCGGTCACGGGCACGACGTAGCGCCCGCCGATGTAGCCGTCGATGACGCGCGACGCGTCGTCCAGCACCTTCCAGACGATCACGTTGTCCTGCGTCGCAGCAGGACCGATCGTGAACTGGTCCAGCGACTCCTGATCTAGCATGGACAGGAGCTCGCTCTCCGTGGCGTACAGGTTCGCGGGTGCGGGCATCAGGCAATCTCCAAGTGAACGAAGTCAGCGGGTTTCTGCCAGCGTCCGCCCCAGCGGAGTCCGTGCTTGTCGGCTAGCGGCCCGAGCGGGATGTAGAGACCTGGGTTCCAGCGCGCCTTGCCGTCGATCACGACCATTACGTCGATCGCGCGTGACGGTTTGTAGTTGTGCTTCGACAGGTTCGTGACCCCGTCCTTGTTGGTGACGATGCTGCCCGGCATCGTGCGACCCTTGGCGTATTCGGCCTGTTGTTCGGATGGGGACCGATACGTCACGAAAGGTTGCAGCACGCAGCCGGGGTTGTTCTGTTCGTAGTCCACCTTGATCGCGCGGAACGCGTCGGCCAGTTGCGGTTCGCAGTCGTTCAGATCGCGCGACGGCATTTACTTCTTTCGCGAGATGAGTTCGTCCAGCTTCTGGTCCATGCGCTCCAGCCGCTTGTCGAGTTGGTCGCGGAGGTAGTCACGGGATCGCTGGTCCGCCTCGTACTGCTCGCGCAGGACGAACTCGCGGCGGTACTGCACTTCCTTGTTTGCGTCAGCAGCGTCGATCCGCGAAGAGATCCACGCCATGCCGGCGACGAACAACGGAACCAGCACCCACGGAATCAACTGCAGCCACTTGATCCAGCGCGGCGGTTCTCCGTCGCGCGGCGTCACTTGCTGCTGCCTTTCCACTTGTCGAACGAGCGGTACGCGCCGACGCCGAGAAGCGCGGCGAGCATCGTGTCGAGAGCGTTGGTGTTCAACTCGAGGGGCGGCTTCCACCCCATGTTGATCGACAGCCACCCTAGGAGCGGGTAGCCGAGGTTCGCGTACGCGAAGCCGACGACGCAGACCCACAGCGCAGCCGGGCGCGCCCACGACTTGAACTTGTCCGGACTCGCGGCCTCGACCTCGTTGATCTTGGCCTGGGCAAGCTGTAGCTGCAGTTCGGCTTGCAACTGCACCTGTTTTGCAGCGTACTCAAGCTCGATGACCTTCTGGCCGTTCTGCGCCATGATGGTCGGGTCGGCCTTGAACTTCGCGATGATGTCCGCGATAGGCGCGAGCAGACCGGACACGCCGCCCTTAAACACTTCCTCGAGCCAGTTCACGACTTCTTCCCCGAGGCCGTGGTCTTGACCCATTCGCTGTAGCGCGCGTACAGGGGCGGAATCCACGGACGGACGAAGTACCAGAAGAATGCGACCGCACTCGCGGCGCCGACGATGCCCTTGATCGCGTCTGTGAAGCTCATGGCGTTCTTCTCAGCACCCGCCGGGACCAGGAGGGCAAGGTGCGGTTGGCGTTGGGGTCGGGGTCTTGGTCGGTGTCGGGGTCGGGGTGAAAACCGGAGGCGGTGTCGGCGTCGGCGTCCACGTCACGAGCGGCGTCGGAGTCGGAGTCGGCGTGTAGCTGCACGGGCAACCCCAAATACAACCGAAGGGCGGCTCGTTCGGCACACACGCGTCTCGCGTCGGTGTCGCCGTGGGCGTCGGTGTCGGCACCGGCACCGGCTCTGTAGGCGTCGCCTTGTCGCACCCGGCGCCCAGCGCGGCCAGCACGAGGACGATCAAGACGGCGGCGTACAGAGCGGACCGAGTCACTTGGGCGCCTTGGTCGGCTTCGCTGCCACCACGGGCGTCACGGGCGCGGCCGGCGGCACGTCTTCGACTGGCACGACGCATCCGGACCCTACGAGTTCCTGCTTGAATAGGGAGAGTTCGGCCTCCGCGACGGCCTCGCCCACCTTGAACGTGAACGGGTCAATCGTGAAGTCCCTGACGACTCTGTACTGAGGCATGACGCTCCTGTTCTGGAAAAACGCGGGGGAGGTGGGCGACCGTCGGACGAAACCGACCGCCGTCGCCCACCTCGCGCGGAGCTACCGCGCGCTACCCCGCTGCGGATTCGTTAGGCGACGCAGCCGTCGAAGAGCCAGCCCGCAGCACCCGACATGTGCAGCTTGAAGCCGTACGCGTCGATGTAGCGGTAGGTCTGGCTGCCCTCCGCGCCCTTCTTCGGGTCGAAGCCCTGGAGCGTCTTCGGGTAGCCCGAGGACTGGAACGTGTTGCCGAACTGCGGCGCGTAGAGCGACGCGGGTCCGACGTACGCGAGGATCGCATTCTTGCCCCACAGGTCCGTGAACGCCGTGGCCGTCGGGGACGACGCCGTCAGCGCCTCCGCGACGATGATGTTGAGACCGAAGATCGCGGACAGCGTCTCCAGCGTGGCGGGAGCGGCGGGCGTCCCGATCTTCTGGCCGGCGTACGCGATGAGGGCGAGGATCACCGGGTGCTGCTTGAGCGCGCGCCACACGGGGGCCGTGATGAGGAGCGTGTTCGGGCGGACGCCGGACGACAGACGGATCGACTCCATCTTGTCGAAGATGTTCGTCAGCGGGTTGGAGTAGTACACGCCGCCGCTGGCCGCGTAGTTCGACCACATCGTGCCCGTGCCACCCGACGTGAGCGCCGTGTGGTTCGTGCCGCCGTTGTAGTTGCTCGTGGTCGTGAGGAGCGTCGCCGCGGCCTGTTCGCGGTAGAGCTCGACCTTGGCCTTCGCCATGTCGTACTTGATCGAGGCGAGATCGACGCCGTTGGCGGCGGCGATGCGAAGCTCGCGCGGCTCCGCGAGAACCTCGTGCGCGTGGACCGTGAGGGTCATCGAGTCGAAGCTGAACTCCACGTCCGAGGTCAGCACGTTGCCGCCGATGGCGACCGTGTCGTTCGCCGGGACGACGAAGTGTTCCTTCTTGAAGACCGGGAAGTAGGCGAGTTCGTTCCCGTCGGGCGTCGCGTTGACGGGCGGGAGGATCTCCGAGGAGACCATCGGGGACTGGAGGAACCCGATCCCGATGGGCGCGCGCGAGACGCCACCCTGACGGTTGGACGTGATCGCGGTCATCGTGTAGCGGTCGAGGCCGGGGGCGGGCTTGTCGCCGCCCTGCTCCAGCGCGTAGCCGGCGGCGTGGCCGAACTGCGCGACGAGGTTGGGATCCGTGGGCGTGTACTTGCCGAAGTTCTGGCTCATGTTTCTGTCCTGCTCCTTGTCGCGATTGATCAGCGGAGGGACACGATGAAAATCGCGTCTCCGTCGGTGCTGGAAGCGGTGAAGGCCTGACCGATGGTGAAAGCGGTCGGCGTGGTGGCGGAGGTCTCGACCACGACCTTGCCGGACGCGCCGGCCTTGACGTAGTCACCGATGGCGATGGCGCCACCAGCGACGACCTTGACGATTCCCTCGAAAGGCTCGACCGCGACGGCGTCCGCCGCCGAGACGGTCTCCGAGACGACGCCGAGCGGCACGTCGCCCGCGCCGGCGAGCGCGGCCTTCCCAGCCGTGTCCACCTTGACGAGGTTTCCCTGGGTGAGGTTGGCGGCAGCGATCAGCGAGAGCGGACCGCGCCTGACGATGTCGTTGAAAGCCATGTGGCTGTCTCCTGTTTCTGTACAGCGCGCCTACACGCGCTGGGATGTGGGCGAACCTTGGGTGTTAGCGCAGCGAGGCCACGAACACAGCGTCGCCGTCGGTCGTGGCGGCGGTGATCGCCTGTCCGATCGTGAACGCCGTGGGCGTGTTGGCGTGGGTGATCGGCGCGTCCTCCTTGGCGACCTTGCCGCCCGTCGTGGCGCAGACGTAGTCACCGATGGAGATCGCGGCGCTGGCGACGAGCTTGACGACGCCCTCGCACGGCTCGACGGACACCGTGTCACCGGACGCGACGGTCTCGGAAACGACGCCCAGCGGAACGTCACCGGACCCAGCGAGCGCGGCCTTGGCGCTCGTGTCCAGCTTCACGAGGTAGCCCTGCGTGAGCGCGGCTGCGGCGGTCAGCGAAAGAGGCCCGCGACGCACGATGTCGTTGAACGCCATGCGCGGCCTCCGTTACTTCTTGACCGTGATGCGGCCAGCGATGAGGGCGGACTTCGCGTCCGCGATGGACATGCCGAACTGCTTCGCGACGCGCGCGGCGTTCGTGTCGAGTTCGTCCGTGTTGAACGCCGTCTCGAGGTTCACGGCGCGCTCCGCGCTGCCGTCGCGCTCGACCTTGGAGCCGACGGGCGTGACGACCTTGAGGTTCGGCAGGATGACCGATTCGAATTCGACCGGGAACTGCTCCGCGACCTTCTGGAGCGCGTCCTTGTTGTCGGGCGTGATCGAGCCGAGCTTGGCCCCGGCCTCCATGAGCGCGACGACCTTCGCGGCCTTCGTCTTCGCCTCGAGCTCCGCAGCGGCCTTCTCTTCGGCGCGCTTCGTGATCTCCGCGTCGAACTGCTCCTGCGTGAAGGTGTAGACCTTCGGCTTCGCGGCCTCGATTGCCGCGTTCTCCATCTCGGTGCGCTTGGCGTCGCTCGCCTTGAGCGCCTCGATCTTCGCCTTGACCTGGCTGGCGTCCGCCGCCTCGTCCAGACCCAGCGAGAGGGCGATCTCCTTGAGATCCATCTGCTGTTCCTCCTTGAAGTCCTCGTTCTTGCTGGACGAGGTGTGGTTGAGTTGTGCCTCCGCTTCCGCCGGCTTCATGCCGTGGATCGCGGGGATGTTGGTGAGAGAGACCTCGTAGATGGACGACGGGCGAATGAAGCCCTCGCCGTCCTCGCGTCCCCAAAAGCCTGGGGACAGGAAGCGCCAGACCTTGTTCTTGATCTCCTGCGCCGTGTTCTTCGTCCACTCCACGAGGCCGTAGAGACCGTCGGCGCGGCGTTCGAAGTTGAGGAACCAGCCCCCGGCCTCGCCGCCCTTCACCGGATCCTTGCCGTGCCGAAACAGGATCGGGATCCGCTTGTCCGTCTTCTTGGACAGATCCGCCTCAAGCGCGCGCATGTCCTCTTCGGTCACGCGCAGACGCTGCTGGTCGTTCATCTGCGGCTCACCGAAGGGCATGATCTGGATCCACTTCGGTTTGACTTCGCCGTCGGCTTCGAACTCGACCGAGTCGGTCACGTCCACTTCGCCGTGCCAAGTCCTCAAGTCACGAAGGTTCATCTTCACTTCGTCTCCTTGTCGCTTGCAGCGGAATCACCCTTCGCGCTCGCGTTCGGCGCGTCGTTGACAGCGGGCTTGCCCTCCGCGACGGGGCCGCCCTTGGGTTTCTTCTCCTGCGGGACGCCGAGGTCGCCGCCGGTCGGCATGCCGGGCATGAGCGGCAGCTTCACGACAGGCTCGCCCTCGACAGGAACCGGAATCTGCAGGATGTCGTGGACCCACGACACGGGGATCGTCTCCATCCCGGCGTCGAGGAGCATCTTCACGCTCTGCGACGCGTTGTACATGTCGGGCCGCGTCTCGACGCGGATCTTGAACTCAGGCGTGAACTTGAGCGCCGCCTCCATGCCATAGTTGCGGCAGACGTACGGCATCAGGATCCGCGAGCGCACCACGGACGAAATCTCGACGGCGCGCGCGTAGGACCGGGCGACCGTCACGTCGTGGTGGACCTGGGCGGACGAGCGCGAGCCGGTGTTGCGCTGAACGTCCGTGGACTGCGTCGCGCCGAGGACGACCTTGCTGATCTCGCGCGCGGTGAAGTCCATCAGGAGCTCGTGGGGCGCAACGCCGTTGCCGCGGCTCACGTTCTCGATGAACTCGATCTGAGCGGTGTCGGGGATGATCGCCCACGCCGACGACCCCATGTTGGCAAGCGCGCTGGAAAGCCGCGCCTCCGTCCCGGCGTCCGATCCGGCGGTCTTGCCGACGCGCATCGGAGAGCCGAAGAGTTCCACGAACCGGCTCCACCATTGCGGGCCGTAGAGCCGGATGATCATCAGCGCGAGGAGGCGCCGCATGATGCCGCGCCGCGCCGGGCTGGGGATCGACTTGTCCGCGATCAGGAGCGCGAGCCTGTCGCCCAGCGCCTCGACCGGGATGTAGTCATCGATCATCGCGGTCTGCTGGAGAACGAGCGTCGTGCTGCCGGGGAGGTAGCGGAACCGCTGCGTCGGAATGGGGCGCAGCGCGACGATGCGCTCCTTCGCGCGCGTCGAGTACGACGGCGAGAACGGGATCGACTCGACCTCGTTGCCGGCGATGCCCTTCCAGAGGCCGGTTGCGAAGTGGCGGATGGCGAGGTCGATGCGAACCTCGTTGCCGCCGAGAAGCTGGTCCTCGAGGTCCGCGCAAATGTCCTGCGCGAGCTTCGACTCCCGTTTGCCCGACGCGCCGTCGTTACCCGCGCGGAAACGCCGGGGCGGGAGAAGGTTGATCCGTGCGCCCGTCAGGTAGTCCTCAGCCTTCGAAAGCTCCGCGTCCAGGTGCGGGTCGCGCGCGCGAAGGTCGTCGTACAGCACGGAGAGGTAGCGCGTGTCGCCCATCTCCGCGAGAACGAGGTAGTTGAGGAAGTCCGACGGCTTGTACGCGATGCCCGACGGAACGAGGAGACGGTCGCGCCAGTCCTTCTGGACGATGCGCCCCGGCTCCCACTCCGTCACAAGCGAACCGCCGCCCGCAGAGTTCGCGGGCATCAGCAGCGTCGCGGGGTTGGGCGTGTTGAACGCCGTGTTGATGTTCTGCGACATCGTCACGAAGCGCCCGTTCGCGTCCCGCTTTCTGGTCGATTTCTTCACAGGCACGCCCATGCGGAGTCAGCGGTGTCCGAGTCGCCCAGCCGCACCCTCTCGACACCGCGCGCCGCGAGGGGACTGATCGGTCCGAGACCACGGACTGCGAGCGCAAGCGCCATGACGCAGTCGTCGTGTTCGTTGTCCGCGCTGCCGTACACGAGGTTGCCGGCGGCGGTGGTCTCGTATTCGAAGTACTCAAGCTCGTGCATGAGTACGTCGAGTTCCGTGTTGGCCGGGAACGAGATGAGTTTCTGTTCAAGCGCGACGATGAGTCGCTCGATCAGTTCGCGCTTCGAAGGTTGCGAAAAGATGAAGGGGTCCACGGACAGCCCGTCGCGAACAAGTTCCTCGACGTTCGGGTCGCCCAGCCCGGTCGCGTCCACGACGACGCGCGCGTTGTTGTACTCGCGCGCGAGGTCTGCGATGCGGCGGCGCTGTTCGGCCCACGGGAGTCCGTACCAGCGCCGGAACTGCACCAGTCGCCGCGTGCGCCTGTTGAAGACGCACACGACCGTGTAGTCGGCCTTGCGCGCGAGGTCCACGCCCATGCAGTAGTCAACGCCGTGCTGCGGCTTGTCGAACTGCGACGACCCGTGCATGCACGCGCGCGGGTCTTCAAAGACCGAGGCGCCGTCCTCGAAAACTTCCGCGTTGTAGAGCGCGCGGAAGATGCGGTCCGGCAGGATGCGCTTGGCCTGGGCCACGTCCTCCTTGGGGACGTAGGGCGAGGCGCTCGTTGGCATCGTGACGTAGCCGTAGGTCGGCTCTTCGCCACGCTTCGCCCGGAGGAACTCCCTGATCGCCCAATGGCGCGGCGACCTGTCGGTGTTGAAGGCGATGATCATGCTGCCGCCGGTCGCCGTGGTCGTGGACCGTGCGGACGGGAAGATCGCTTCCGGCTGGCGCGTCGCCTCGTCTAGGAAGATTCTGTTGAACGCGTCGCCGTACACCGAGTCGGGCGAGTCGCCCGAGAAACACTCAAGACGACCAGGGCGCCCCGTGGTCGTCTGAAAAACGTCGATCGTGAGGTCCGTGTCGCGCGTCTTCGCGATGCCCGCCTTCTCGAAATCGCGGAGCATCGACTTGACGTGTTCGTAGCCGGTCTTCGTGCGCTTGAACCACGGACCGATCCACGCGCACCTCATGCCCTGCAGGAGACCCTCGAGAATCCAGATAGCGCCCGCGACGGTCTTCCCCGTCTTCGTGCCGGCGCCGCAGAACGTGAACCGCGCAGGGGTGTCAAGTAGCTTCGCCTGATCCGGACTCACCTTCGGGCGGCTGTACCGGACCGTCAGCGTGTTCGTCGCCTCCGGTGATTTGCGGAGCTCCATCAGTTCCGGTGACGACCCCGGCTGGAGGTCCGGCAGGGGTTCCGAGGTCGAACTGGATGGCGACGACTCGCTGCTCTGTTTGGATTTCCTGACGGATCGTGGCCTTCCCGAACGCTTGCTCCGTGAGGAAGCGGAAGGCTTCGAACGCGACGCGGTCGTCTTCCGACTGGAGGAACCGGTTCGCGAGGCGACGGAACTTGCCGGTCTCTCCGACGATGGAGTAGGCGAGGGCTTCCCCGAGTTGCTTGCGGAACTTCTTGGGGACGACGTGACCGGGATTGAGTCTGGCCTTGGCGGCTTTGTTACCTGGTCCGAAGGTGCCGTTGGCGCGTCGAGACTCGTCGGTGTCGAAGAGGTCGCTCCCTCCGTCTCCGTCCACGAGTTCTGCGTCGATGGTTTCGTCAGACAGGCGTCCTCCGCAAAGTAAAGGCCCGGCGGGGGCCGGGCCTTTGTGTAGGCATCGAACATCTGTCCGGAGGACAACTACTTCTACGTTTTCAACCCACCGTCGTTGTTTTTGTCCTTGACTCGCCTCGCGATGACGAACTCGGCGGTCAGCGCGACCGCTCCGCAGTCCTCGCACCGGCGCTTCCGGGTGATCGCGGTCTTGAGCGTGTTGCCGGCGCCGTTGAGGATCCGCATGCGCCGCGAGCCGCACTCGCACACGACCGGCTCAAGCTCCCCCGTGAGCTTCGACTGCGCGTCGCACAGGGCGTCCCAAAACGCACGCCGCGCCGCGTTGAGGCGCTCGACCAGGACGCTCGTGTCGTTCGGTCCCCTCACTTCGCCCCCGTGAGGACTCCCGCGCGGGCGCGCAGCGTCTGGCGCTTGAGGATCGCGACGTAGTTGATCGTGTCGTCCAGAGTGTCGTCCACGCTCTCGTGATTCGCCGCACCGTTGAGGCCGAGGTTCTGGAGGCGCGCGAGCTTCACGCCGATCAGGATCGCCGTCGCGCGTCGCGGGTCCGTGTCGGCCAGCCCCTTGCAGATGTTCGCGGCGATCTCGGCGGCGCGGATGAAGTTCTCGTCGGGGTCGGTGCCAGCGTAGTCCTGCCGCTTCTTGTCGCTGATCGCCGCCGCCTTCTTGAGGATCGTGGACACCTCCCACTCGTCGTGCATGCGCGGCTGCGCGAACGGGAAGTCGATCTCCGTGAGGGTGACGGTGCGCTGGTTGGCGGGGAGAACAGCCGAGAGCTTGTCGAGACCCTGGTTCAAGCGTACCTCCTGAGGTTGCTGAATCGCATGAATTGACCGAGCCACGAGGCCCGGAACTTGCCGTTTGCGCCGTTGCGGTGCTTCGCCACGATGATGTCCGCGACGTTCTTCGGCGCGTCCTTGTCGTGGTAGCTCTCCCGGTTGATGAAGATGACCACGTCCGCGTCCTGCTCGATCGCGCCAGACTCGCGGAGGTCGGAAAGCTGCGGCTCGCGCGACTCCTCGCCGCCGCGCTGCTCGACGCGCCGCGAGAGCTGCGACAGCGCGATCACCGGCACGCCGAGTTCCTTCGCGAG